GGATGGGTAGTTCAGGTCGAGGATTTCCAGATGACATCGGGGCGAATGGACACTAATCTGACTGATACGGTGTGCCTAGTAGCTTCCTTCACTGGGCGCTTGACGGTGCCATACTTGCTGCTTGTATGTGGCGACGATGCGTTTCTGATGTTACGCAAAGTTGATGCTGGAGTAGTATCTGGGATCAAGGATTTCCAAACGAGCTTAGGACTGAACCCTGAGGGGTCAGTGTCTGACTCTCGTGCGAAGTGGGAATTCTGTTCCAAACTGTTTTGGTATGCCACTGACGACGACGGCCGTGTTATCACGGTTATGGGCTCCAAGCCGTTCCGCGGTATCGCTCGCATGGGGTGCAACACCACGTTGCCCGGTGCAGCTAACGCCGCGCAGTCCGCCTTAGCGGTCCGCATCGATAGTGGTCACGTGCCCTTTCTTGGGGCATTTGCTGATGCCACCTATCGTCTTTGCGCCGCCAAGAAGGTTCGCCCAGTGGGCAAGGTAGAGTGGTCAGCCATTCGTGGCGACAGGCGATACTCACCGAGCTCCCTCAACTATGCTATCACCCAAGAGCGCTACGGGCTTGGGAAGGAGAGTGAAGCAGAGTTTGAGAAGTTACTCGCAGCCCTACACACCGTCCCAATCGTGGTGAGCTGGCTCCCAGCTCTGGACGCTGTGCGAGTAGACGAGGAGTGAGAACGTCGGCCATCCTTCCAATGGGGTGGGACGTGTATAGCTCCCATAGCTTAGTACCATTCGTGGAATTACTGCTCTGGGGGATTAAGGCGAAAGTTGGATTGTATTAGAATGGCTAATAAGAAGAAGAATGGAAAGGCTAAGGCCGGCAAGAAGAAGGGGCCGGCACCGAAGTCTACCGCTCGCAAGGGGCAAGGAATCCCGAAACCGCAAAGGTTCTCTACCGTGGCACCCAAGAAGGAGATGTCGATGAGTCACAAACACGCGACTTGTTCGATGACAGATCCTTTCTGTGTTCATGCCAGGGGCGCTCAGCGCCCCGATGGTGGACCACCTTCCATTCCGTATCAGTTACGGTGCGTTTCGACGTTGTCTGCTGACTTGACCAATGGGAAGCTCTGCTACCAGTTCGTTCCGAACGTGGCGGGGCAAATGAATCCCGGAGTGTCTACCAGCACAATTTGGACTCCAGCGACCTCATGGACACAGTTGTTTGATGCAACGAACATCTGTGTTGCGAGCGCCAAGGAAGTGCGCATAGTTTCCTTTGGATGCATCGTTCGTTCCGCCATGTCGGCGACGAATGCCAAAGGTTTGATGGTGGTGTCGAGTGTGAATCAGCCAGTCTTAGGACCGGCGACATTCCCACAAGGCACTATGTCGAATGCTGAAGCTCAAGTGTACAGCCTGGCAGCAGGTACTGAGGTGTCGTGGCGATCCAAACCTTTGGGTCCCACTGCTCATAATTTTCGTCCGATAGGGGAGTTTACGACGTCTATGACTGATTTCGACTGGTCAAGCTTCATGGTTGAAGTGTCTGGCGGTGATACCACGAATATCATCCCGATGCTCACTGTGGAGTATGTTTTGAACGTCGAATTCATCATGGGCTCCACCCTGAACGGACTTGCCAACCTTCAAAAGGCTGCGCCTCCCCCGAACCGCGTTGCGTTAGCTGCTGCTGACAAGATTCATTCGGGAGCTCCTGCGATCATTGAAGGCGGAATCGACTATGTTGGGAAGAAAGTAGAATCCTTTGCTTCCTCAGCGCTCGATACGCTAATGTCGGAGGGCTTGGCTTGGCTTGGCTTGTGACATTCCTATTCTTTGCTTAGTACAGTGCGATTCGATGTATGTGCTTGGGTCTCTTGAGGCGGAACTGGGTTACATTGGACATCTGCAACGCTAGGATGCTGGGATTAATAGCGGGAAGGGGGGGAGGGCGTTTAAATATTTCCCACCCGATTCACAC